AGCTTGCTTTTGCTCCTTGTTATATCTATTGAAAAAATCCATAGCTTTTTGTTGTTCCTGAGTAACGCCCGGTCTCAACTTGATCTCGTCGTAATATTTACTCTTGGTTTCTTCTAAAAAGTTTTTGGCTTTCGCAACTTCTTCTTTAAATGCAAGTTTCTTTTTTCTTACATCTCTTTCCTCATCTATATCTTCATCGTAGTCAAAATCTTCTAACAAAAGATCAAGATCTTCAGAATCTAAATAAGGTTTATTTTTTTTGTAATACTCTTTAATAAGAGTTTTATCGTCAATACTAGAATAATCAGCATTTAAACGAGTATAATCTTCTATTGTCCCACCTGTTTCTTCCATAAACGAAACTAGCTTTTCAATATTCTCCGGCAATGGTTTGCCTAATATTTTTTCATCTCTTATAGCTTCTTCAACTTCAGCTTGAACTTCTTTAACTTCAGCTTCAGTTACTTCTTGGATCGGAGAAAACCCTTTAGTAGTCTCGTTGGACTCTTGTACAGGTTCTCCCACCTTTGCGCTATCTCCGGATGGTTCTTCCACAGATACTTCCTTTGTTTCTCCGATTTGAATGGCATCGTCTTCTTTTTTAATTTCAACCTTAGTTACATTATTTTCTAATTCTACTAAAGGTTCTTTTGGATTAACATTTACTTTTGTAATGTTATCTTTTGTTTCTGTTAATTTTTTAGGTGTTTTCTTTTTTGTTTTTAATTTAAACTCACCTTCCTGTTTAACAGGTTCATTTGTTTTTATTTCTGACATAATATAATATAATTAAATAATTAAAATTACATAAAGGCGTTCATGTCAACCTCTACATTTTGTTCAAAATCAATTGGAGGTCCATCTACGTTTCTTTGTGTAATCATTTCACTTTGTTGCGTACCTTCCATTTTTATACGCTTGTCTTTTCTATCTTCAATCATTTTTTCTTTTTCACCAATAGCCTGCATGTCCATCTGCTTTAGTTGAAGATCAAACTCGAATCTTCTTTGCATTTTTTGCATTTCTAATTCGCTTTGAATTTGCATTCTTTCTATTTCCATTTGATTTTTAGATTGTTCAAATTGGACTTTAGTATTGGTAACAGCTTCTTGTTTTTGCACCTCTGCCATTGCTGTTTTTTCAGCTGTGTCAGCTTGAGCTTGACCTTGAGCAGCTATGTTAGCCTGCTGAATCTGCATATCTTCTTTTTGCTTTTGTTTACGCTTAACTTTAAGCATTTGATTAGCAAGTTTAAGATTTTTAATTTGTCTAAGATCTATAGCGTCTTCAAGGTTAATGCCGCCTTGTTGTATTGCCGCTTGAATGTTTTGTTCTAACTGAGCCTGCTCTTCTTCATCAGGTTCTAATTCTAAAAATATACCAAAATCATGAAGATTTAAATTAACTATTTCTTCTAATGTTTTTATATTATAAGTTGATATAGAGTTTTGCAATGAGCTTTTAGTAAGAGGAAACTCTAAAGCATCGGCTACTCTAAGAGCTACGTTCTCTGATATTCTAAGAGTTAAATATAAACTAGACTGCAATATGTGCTTAGTAGCTGTGTTAGATGCATTAGCCGCTAATTTTTGTAATCCTACTAAAGTATTTCGATCAGGCAAACTACCATCTCTAGCCTCATTAAGTCCTGTTACGTCTCGTATCATTTGTAAATAATATTGATACGTTTGAATTAGACTAGCTATTTTAGCATTACCACTTCCACTTTGTAGTTCTTGAACTGGAACTCTACCAGCGTTCATTTCACCGTCTTGAGTAAGTGATCTACCTACAACTGAACCAGTTTGAAAATACATGTTTAATGCTTCTGCAGGATTATAATTTGTACCATTGCCTAAGTCGACCTCAGCAAGCCCGTCCATGTCTAAATATACGCCATCTGGTACCATGCGAGATATTACTTGTTGCAGCTTTAAATGAGTTAACTGTATCATATCAGCAAAACCAGTACATCTACTTACTAAAGATTCTATTCTACCTTTGTATATTCTAGGCGCACAAATAGCATAATTCATTTTAACTTTAGTAGTGTCAGCATAAGGTCTAGTCATGTTTTCACACAATTCCCAATTAAGCATTATATTAGTTCCTAAAACCTTAGCACCACTATATAAAACTTCTATTGATCTTGATACTCTTTCAAAATTATCATTTTCAGGTGGATTAAATGTATCAGGCTTTTCAATAGCTTTCATTAACCCTTGATCAGTTTGTTTTATTTTAAAAACTTGATTGTGGTATGTTTTGTAATCAAAATAAAGAACTTGAACAGTATTATTATCATAATTACCATAACCAGTTATATAAGATTTATTACCTGGTGTATTTTGAATCATTTTTAATTCATCTTCAGGTATACCTGGAAATTCTTTTTTTAACTCTGGTATTGTTAAAGATTTAACTTCCCCAACATAGTATATATCTTCAAAATTTGGATCTTCAGTATAAGAATAAACCATGTAAGCTGGATCTACATAATCAATAGTAACTCCATTAGCAGTATTAAAATCAGTTTTAACAGCCGCTATACCACAAACGGCTAAATCCATGTTTAATCTTCTTCTAGTAAGATCATATTTATTTTGAGCCATTACAGAAGATATAGCTTCTTCTTGAGCTATTTCTATAGACTGCTTATAACTTAACTGCATGTGCAGTTCTAAGTCTTCTGGGTTTTCTGGTATTACATCTTTACTCGGAGATTGATACGCATCAATACCTAGTGTTTGTTCTAAGTTTAATAGATATTCTTTAGATATCATATCCTCATATAACTTAGTTGCATAGTTAGTTCTTTTTCTAACAGATTCAGGATCTTGAGCATAAGCCTTTACATCGTAAGATTTTTGAGATATACCATTTACAACTATATCTACAAATTTAGATAAAATAGGAACAGGCGTCCAGTCTAAATTAAGATAAGACAAATCACCGTTGATAGATAATTCATCTTTATATTTTTGAACACTTTGCTCACCTCTTGCGTAAAGTCTTAATTGATTAAAATTATTCCAATTAGTTATATACCTATTTCCTGTTGTTCTACCTTGTGAAAACCACTCTCCTTCTATAGCTTGCGCTACTTGCTTACCATATTCAATGCTAGCTTTTTCTTGATCACTAACTACTTGGCTAGGAAATGCACTTCTAGTATTGGTGTATATACCCATTTAACTTATTATTTTTGATGTAACTCCTTTGTTGTCGTATTTTTTTATACCTAAATCAACAGGCTGTAACTTACGAGGCGCGCTTGGAGCATATCTATGCTTATTACATGCCATTAACGCTAGTCCAGAACTTATAGAAGCATCATGTTTTGTTCTATTGTTTATATTAAACTTCGCCCAATCTTCTAGTGTTCTTTGAAAATAAACATCACCGTATCCAGTTTCTTTTAAACCAACAAAATCTTCTATATAAGATTCAATAGCTGCGGCATGAGCTTGTTTAATATCTTCACTTGAATTAGGTATACCACCTAACTCTCTTTCTGTAATGGAAAGTTTATTTCTTTTTCTATCAGGTCTGTTCATTGAAAAACCTCTATAACCTCTTCTTTTGAAATGATATAAGAGTCTTGGTTTGTTGTTTTCTGCAAGAATTGGCATTCCATAGAAAATACAAGCCATAAGCACATCTTCAAAAAATATTTCAGCTGTTTGAGGTCTAGCTATATATTCTAAAAAGAAATGGTTTGGAGGCGTGTCTGTCATTGAAAATTTAGTAAGACCGTGTAAAGATCCCTTTGATCCTCTTTTGTCTACAGTTCCAGATATATCATAAGGGTCACAACCAAATGCTCCTAAGTTTTCATTTAAAGGATATTTAATACCCCCTTTTGTTATTACTGCGTTTTGCATGTTAACAGGTGGAACCCAGGTTATTAAAAATCTGCCATTAGTATTTGGCATAAATAAAACCTGACTGTCTTGTACACCATCCTTCCACATAAAATTACCTTTTGTAATATTTATAGAATTTTTAAGATCTTCATTAAAATCTATCTGTTCGTAAATTTTAGTTAGATTAAATAAAGATTCTTTTGATTCATCTCTAAAAGCGTGCTTAGTTGTGCGTGGAAATTGTCTATAGAATTCATTTAAAGCATCTTGATCTTGCTTAAGACCTTCAACCTCGTTATCCCAATACTCTATTACACCTAAACCTATTATTTCACCCTGAGGTCCTTGTTTTGCTTTTTTCGGTGTGTCGAAGACAGGTAATCCATAAGAATCAATGTATCCTTCGTAATTCCACTCCATAGGTATAAACAAGCTATATAATCCAGAGCGAGTTTGTCCATTC